GACGCTTGGCTCGGTCTTCTCTGCGACCTTTGGTTTAGTTTTGAACGCCATATCTAGCCTCCTAGTTGGGCTGTACCGCAGTTGTGCCCTGGTAGTTGAGTAGCCAGCTATTCGCGCCAGCCCCAGCGCCGTCAGTGTACGGGATGTTACCCATGTCGGTATCACCGTAGTTGGCACTGTTGCCATTGACGATAGCCCGCGTAACCGATGCGCCCAGGGTGATCGCCATGCCCGCCGTGTTCGACGGTAGAGCAATAACGTTATTGAGTATCTGCGGAGCACCACCCTGCACCACCTCGATGGCTACCCCCTGCACCCGGTCAAAGACGTTATCGTGCAACTTGATGAAAGCCGGGTCGTCGTTGATGTAGATGCCCTGCGCGGTCAATGACTGTTGGAAGAAGCAATTGCTGACTTCCAGACCCATCTCAATCCCGCCAGCGGCGCTCATAACTCCATAAGCCCCGGTGGCAAAGTAGCAGTCATATATGCCCATGCGGCCCTTGTTGTTGGCAAACTCAATCCCGGCGTGAGAAGCTCCAGCATCGAACAAGAAGTTCCGGATTATCACGTCGTGAGCATTCACGCTGAAACAAGCCGAATCGCCCACCGAGTCAACGCAAGCCCAGCATCGAAAGGATCCAGACGGCGTGCCAATGATGTTGACCTTGCTCTTGTTGATGTCTACCGGCCAGGTCTCCCCCGCCGGTTGGTAGTAGTCCAATACCACAATGGTATCGTTCATGTCGTTGGTGCATTGAGCCAGTGAGGCTGTCAATGTCAACTTAGGCGTCTGTGGTGATAGACCATCATTAGCATCATCCCCGCCACACCCGTCGTTATAGAATACATTACCCAACCCCGCGCCCGGGATCATAACACTTGCCAGATCGCTGCCATACCAGGCAGCATTCTTCGGATTACCCATTATGCTATCCTCCTATCACGCGGGTATGGCAACGGTAAAGCCGTTGTCCGCCACGGTTGCCGCCAGTACGTCTTCGGTGAAGTTGCCTACCCAGTTGCCGGGCGTAGCTACGTTGGCGTAGTATCCACCAGCTTGCGAGTAGTCGCCGCAGAACACATTGCCAGTAACGATGTTATTACCACTGGCCCCGCCGCGCATATCCAGAATGTTGGTCGCCGCAATGCCAGACCCCTCGTGGAAGATATTCCCCTTGAACAAGCAGGTGTTGAAGCACCGCAGTTGGTCGAAGGAACCGATGTGGTTCTCGTTCTCCCAGAAGAGATTGTTGGTGATCTTGCACATGTAGGGATGGGCAAAACTGGTGTCGGTAATGATGATCGCGTAGGCATTGCCCGCGGCGGTCAGTTCCCGGAATTCGCAACCGTCGATCTTGACATCATACGGTGCGCCAGAGAATTCTATGCCGTAGAATCCAGTATATGCCCCGTCGAATTCACAATCTCGGATGGTTGCCCGACTGGCATTGTAGTTGCTGGCTGCCACTAGCTCTAGCTTGATTCCAGCCGCTCCCGAACCAGGCAGAAACTTGATACCCTGCACCGTCCAGCCCAGTGCTCGTAGTGTCAGACAGGGACTGCCAACGGCATCAGTCGCCCACGCTGGTGACCATTCGTCGGAACTTACCCCGACGATGTTGACGTGGTTCGGCATGTCGGTCGTGTCCCCGGTCACCACTGATTCTGTGATGTCGGTCTGGATGTAAATGGTGTCATGCTCACGCAGATACGGTTGTCGTGTACCAGTGCCCGCAGCAATCGCGGCGGTGCGGTCGATGAGACCCTGCAACGTCGCCATCGGTTCACGGGGATCAGTTCCGTCGTGGTTGTCTGATGCGGCCACGTCCCGCGTGCTGGGTCGCCCGATGAAGAAGCATTTGCCCCCTTCACCAAAGTAGGCGTCCGCGCTCGTGCCGGGGATACCAAGCTGTCCAGCCCGATATTCCTGGTATGGCCTGTTGAACGGATAGTTCGCCATATTCATTCCTCCAATTCTTAGGTCGTAGGCTTCCCGTGATAGTTCTCGATGAACGCCTGCGCCTTCTCATACATTTCGTAGGGCCAGAGATGCGGGTCCTTCTCCCGCTCCGCTATGATCTGCTTCGCTTTCTTCAGATTCATGCCATAGCCGACGGCAAGATAAGCCTCCATCTCTGGCGTCCCGTGTTTGATACTCTCAGGTGTCGCTTTACCCTTCTCTACCATTGCCCCCACCTCCTATGGTATTAGATAGTCGTACCGTTTGAAGCATACAGCCCGCGCAGGTCAGCCACACCAACGTACGAATCGCTGTCCCACCCGCCAATGATATCTTCAACAACCCATTCGAGATCGCCGCTCGCGAAAGACCCCATCGTGAACGCTGCCGGAGCGGTGCCTGACACCATCTGAACGTCAGACCGTTTCATGGCTACGATTGGCCCGGGCATACCTTGTAGTCTGACCACCGGCACCGTCGGAATCTCAGACGGGTCGGCGAACAGATACCATGGCACGTTAGCCCCCGCGGTGGTGATATACGGGTCTACGTAAATGCCGGCCACGTAGTCACCCAGCAGGTTAGAGGCCGCTCCACCGTAGGCTAACAGGTCAGCCAGGATGGTCCTAGCTTGAATCTGCAGAATCGGCGGAATGACCAGATGTACCCGATTGATGTTCATCCGATTACCATTGGCGTCAGTGCGCTGCATCATGGCGTTGAGTCCGATAGCCAGGTTCGGCACAGTCAGTCGTCCCGTCCCAGACCACGGTGCGCCCAGACCTTGCAGCGTAGCCATTGTGGTGGCGTTGTCGTACAGGTTCGAGACAAAGCTGTCCTCGAACCGTCGAGCCGCCTTGGCCATCCGTTGCGGAGTCTCTTTAATCTTGCCCAAGTCGTCGTTGACGATGGTCTGCCAACTCACGTCGAACTGGCGGGCGTATTCCTCAGCGGAATATTCAACATAAGATTCTTCGATAAACGTCGCCTTCGCTTCGGCCTTCTCCCGTCTGCGCTCCAGTGTGCCAGGTTCGGTCATCCGCAAACGTTGCACGTTCCGGAAGTCTGGCGCCACGTCGGCGTAAGTATAGTTGGTCCACTGCCCGCCTTGATACTCGTAGTCCGAGTAGAAGGCGCGCGAAAGAGCCGTGCCGAAGTAAGTCGTAAAGTGAGCCGTGGTCAGGACTTCTGCGAATTCGCCATGGTCCATGCTGCGGCCCCGGTTACCCAGTGTTTCCATTGCTTTCAGTCGCTCATCGAGTTGCACGTCGGATACGAGCTTACTGCCCCGCTCCGTTTCGGCAATCTCCATCAGCCATTGTGTTACTTGATACATGGTATAGTCCTCCTGTGTCTCTGCTTAAGTGGCCGCAGACCCGGCACCCAGTTGCATAACTCCCACTTCCTGCGTGCTGGCCGTGATGCCGCCTTTAGGATACAGAGCCATGTCCGTATCGTGAATTGCTACCACCCACCCGAAACGAGTGTTCGCTGTGGTATCAGTGTCAATCGGTGATGTGCTCAGATACACCCCCGCCGGCATACTGCCAGAGGCGTCGTAGTACACTTCGTCTCCGATGTTGATCGCTCCCCAAGTTAACTCTGCTACACCTGGATTGTAAGTCAGGACGTTCCTGACTTCCTGGAAATACACCATGCCGCAGGTGAAGTCCACTTCCGCTACTTCGTCGTCGGCATCAACACTCAGGATGGTGCCGGTCAACTGGGTACTGCGCGTCAAGCTGGTGACCTCGCACGGCTTGGTCGCCGTGGGTGATGTGTCAGTAAGCCGTGCGTAGGGAATTTCCCAGTGTCGCACCGCCCCCTCAGAACTTGCCTCGTAGTCGTGTCGAATCTCTTCTGTCATGTTATCCTCCTAATTCTAAGTTGCTGCCGAGCCAGCGCCCAATTGCATCACGCCCACTTCTTCGGTACTGGCCGTCGCATCGCCCTTGGGGTATAGCGCCATGTCGGTATCATGCCGTGCCACTACCCAGCCGAAGCGGGTGTTAGTCTGGCCAGCTGCCCCCAGTGGCGAGGTGCTCAACTGTAGCCCCAAAGCCAACATAGTGGCGCTGTAGTCGTAGTACACCTCGTCACCAATGTTGATAGCTCCCCAGGTGGCTTCTGCGGCTTGGTCATATGTCAGGACGTTCCGCACTTCCTGGTAGTAGACCATGCTGGGCGTGAAATCTATCAGCGCTACACTGTCTCCCGCGTCGATAGTCAGGATCGTACCGGTTAGTTGGGTGCTATCGGTGAGGCTGGTGACTTCGCAGGGCCTGGTCGGCGTGGGCGTAGTGTCTGTCAACCGTGAGTATGGAATCTCCCAATGAACGATTCCACCTTCCGAACTGGCCTCATAATCGTGTCGAATGATTTCAGGCATGGTCACTCTTCACCTCCGGGCCGGGTACGAGAGCTGATCCACTTAGCGTTGACCGCCTCCTGCCGCTTCTGTACCTCGGACAAATTCACCTTGCCCGTTGCCTGGCTAGTGCTGTGCCCAAAGGGCTTGCCCGCTTCCGTCAGCGTGCTGATGTAGGCTTTCTCAGCTTTGATGGCTTTGTCCAATTGCATCTCCGTGTACTGGCCGGCTTCTAGCTTAGCCCTGGCTGCCGCCGGTAACTTGGCCGCCTCCAGCGCTGTCTTCACTTCGTCACTGGTAAGTTGTGGTTCTTCCTCGACTTCTGGTTCTTGTTCGTCGCTGGTGTCAACCACTGGCTCTGCCACTTGCGGCTCTCCTGCTTCCGGGGCCGCGTCTTCTGTCAGGTTGACTTCGGTGCTGTCTTCGGACGCTTCGATGATGTCCTCCACGTCCTTCTCGTCTGTCGTTTTCTCGTTCACACTGCTCACCTCCCGTTCACTCAGCGATAGCGCGTGACCGCCTGCTCCTGCCGCCGTCACCCAGTCCA